TCCTGATGTAATTTCTCAACCAAAGATTAACAAAAATGGCGAGATTATTGACTATGGCATCAATGTACAAGGTGACTTTGGTGGTAGTGGAATAGGTGGATTTGTAAGCGATATAGCCAAAGACTTCAGCCCGATGATTTTGGCGGGATTTGGTGCTGATGCCCTTGCTGGTAGTGGTTTGTTTACTGGTGGTGCTGGTGCGGCGGCGGCTGGAGGAGCTAGTGCCGCTGAAATTGCTGCTTCAAATGCACTCGCTTCAGCTAATCTTGCTGGTTATGCAGGGACAGAGTTAGCCGCAACTGCTGCTGGTGCGGGACTATTAAGCGGTGGTGCTACTGCGGCAGATATTGCAGCATCAAATGCTTTAGCCCAAGCCAATCTTACTGGTTATGCAGGAACAGCATTACCAGCAATACCTATTGAAGCAGGACTGTTAAGTGGTGCTGGTGCAGACTTAGCGGCTAGTGAAGCATTAGCAAATAATACTTTAGCCCAAGCTAACATGGCGGCTCAAGCATCAGGTGGTTTTACAGCATCAGGTGCGGCTGGAACTGGTGTTACTTCAAGTATGCTGTCTGCTATTTCAAAAGCAACTGGAATTGATGTAGATACTTTAAAGACTTTTGCGCCATCTGTTATTCAAGGGTTAATAGGTGCTGGTGGTTCTTATCTAACATCTGAGCAAGCCAAGGAATCTGCTCAAACACAATCTGATGCACAGATTCGTGCAGCACAAATTGCTGCTGATGCGGCAAGGTTTAGACCTGTTGGCGTAACTACTCGCTTTGGTTCATCCAACTTTACAACTGATGCCGCTGGTAATGTCACTGGTGCAGGATATACACCTAGTGCTGAAATCACAGGTTATCAAGATAGATTGAGAACTGTTGCTGGTCAAGGCATGACTGATATAGAGGGTGCTAGAGCCGCTTATCAGCCTTTAACTGGTGCGGCACAGAGTCTGTTTGGTTTGGGTCAAGGATACCTTGCTAAAACACCTGAACAGGCGGCACAAGACTACATTTCCAAGCAACAGGCTTTGCTTGCACCTAGCCAACAGAACAGGCTTGCAGAGGTTCAAAACAAGTTATTCCAACAAGGTCGAGGTGGTGCTGCTACTGCTCAAGGCGGTAACTTGATGGCTACAAGTCCTGAACTTGCTGCCTACTACAACTCTATTGCTCAACAAGATTTAGTGCTTGCGGCACAGGCAGATGAAGAAGCAAGAAGGCGCATAAGCTATGGTGCTGGATTGTTTGATACTGGTGCTAACTTGCAGGGTAGGTTCTACACAGGTCAAACAGCGGCTTACTCACCATTTGCTACTGCAATGGATACCTCATCAGGACTTGAACGATTAGCCCAACAACCTTTGGATTTAAGCACTTCTATTGGTCAAAAGGTCAGTACAGCTAATGCTAATGTTGGTAGATTAACGAGTCAAGGCATTACCAGTGCTGCACAAACAATGGCTCCAGCAAATGCTTATTCTTTAGGTGGAAATCTGTTTGCTGGTGCGGCAAACAGTCCTAATGTGAGTGGCGCATTGAACAAGGCATTTGGTGTAACGCCAGATCAACCAACTTACACACAACAACAATTGATAGACATATTGCTCGGCAATAAACAAAAATCAGTTTTTGCAACATAAGGAGAAAAGACAATGGCGGCATCAGAAATCTTAGGATTGTTCACTACTCCTGAACAGTACCAACAAAACCAGTTAGCACAGGCTCGTAGTCGTGCGTTTCAGGAAGTGCAGTTAGACCCGTTTCAACAAGCGGCTTTAGGTGCTAGGACTGCTGGTTATCAGTTTGGTCAAGCAGTTGGCGGTGCTTTGGGTGGTCAAGACCCACAGTTGCAGAGGATTACGCAACGGCAACAGTTGCTTGGGATGATTGACCCTAGCAACCCTGATTCTTATGCACAAGCCATTCAAGCGGCATTGCAAACAGGAGATCAAGAAGCTGCATTCCTTTTGCGTAATGAGATGATGAAGGTTAGAGAGCAATCTGCTGTTGCAGAGGCTCGTGGCTTTGAGCGTGAGCAGCGTTTGATTGATCGTGGTACTGGAATTCGAGATCGTGGAATGGCGGCGAATGCTCTTGAGTTGTCTAAAGGTCTTATTAAGGAAGATGGCACTGTTGATGAGACTGTTTACAACCAATTGCTAGGTTTTGGAAAGATTGGTACTGACGTTATTGAGCAACGTCTTAAAGCATCTAAAGGACTTGAGTCTCAAAAGGTTGAAAACCTTGCTAAAGGTCTTTTTAAGGAAGATGGAACTCGTGACCCTGAAGTTGAAAAACTCTTATCAACAACTCTTGCTGGTCGTGCAATTCTTAAACAGTTTGCACCTGAAACAAGGGAACTTAAAAATCGTGAAAAACTACTTGAAAGAACTCCATCTGGAACATGGAAACTTATTACGCCAGAAGGTCAGCCAGCACAAACAGTTTCATCTGACAATGCAATTCAATCATTGATTACTAGCAAGGCAATTCATCCAACGATATTGCCTTACGCTAACCAAGTTTCCAAAAACTTTGTAAATCTTGATTTTGAAGATCAAAATGCATTGCTGGAAAAATTGACAAAGTTAAATAGCGATGCTCAAAGATATGAGTCTGATAAGAGTGCTAGAGATCAGTCAAGAGCTACAAGCAATGTTCTTAGAGATTTGAATGTTCAAATGGTTCAACTCAAAATTGAACAAGCAAGAAGTGAGGCTGAAAAAGCTAAAGATGGAAAGCCAGTTAACTTTGGCGACTCAACAAAACTTGCAGACAGAGCAACAGGAGTTGACAAACTTGTTGGTCTTTATGACACCTTTAAGCCAGAATACGCTGGTTATGGAACTAATGCAATTGGAGAAATTGCAGTTTTTGCGGCTGGCAAGCAAAGTGATGAGAAAAGTGTTGCCTTATATCAATGGTGGCAAAATTATCAAAACAATGTCAACAAGGTCAGAAACGATTTGTTTGGTGCAGCTTTGACTGCGCCAGAGAAGGCTGAGTTTGACAAAGCAATGGTCACCAAAGGGATGGACTCTGCTCAAGCTAAAGCGAACTTGCGGAGACAAGCAGAGGAAGCCTCTAAAGCCTATGACAAGTTAGAAAAAGTTTTGCGTGTTGGTGGTTTTAGCAAGGCGCAACTAGATGCTTTAAAACCTATACCACCTTTGTCTAGCTTTGTGGTTGAAGGTGTAAATACAAACCCAAATAACTTAACTGGCGGCAGGAGATAAAGCATGGCAACCATTAATCGTCAAGCCGCTAAAGCGGCAGGGTACACAGATGCACAAATTGATGCTTACGAGCGTGAGCAAGGCTTAGCCCCATCAAGCCAACCAAGTCAACCAAGCCAAGTGCAAACAGCACAGAATCAAAAGCCTTTGTCAACAACTGAAGTCGTGACTGGTGCAATTGTCAACTTCCCAAGTTCTTTGTACAACATGGCAACAGATGTATTTAAAGCTGTTTCAGACCCTATAAAAACAGCAAGTGACTTAGGAACTTTGTTTGTTGGGACAACATCAAAGGTTCTTGGTGAGCCTTTCTTTGAGTCTGACTTAGCAAAGCAAATGCGTCTGAAAGGTGAAAAGTCTGCTGAACAAGTTGGTGCTTTTATGCTTAACAGATATGGAAGTGTAGAGAGTGCAAAACAAGCATTAGCTACAGACCCTGCTGGTGTTTTATCTGACGCATCACTTATCTTTACTGGTGGTGCTACTGCTCTGCCTAAAGCAAGTACAGCTTCTAAAGTGTTGTCAACAGCCGCAGCGTATACAGACCCTTTAAAAGTTATTACTAAACCAGTTGCTTTTGCCGCTAAAGGAATTGCTCCAACTTTAGGCATGACTACAGGTGCTGGTTCAATGGCTATTGAAGAGGCATACAAAGCTGGCAAAGAAGGCGGCGCAAAAGGCAAGTCTTTCACTGGAAACTTGCGTGGTACTGCTGACCAACTTCAAGTTCTTGAGGATACAAAATCTAACTTGCAAGCAATGATTCAAGAGCAACAGAATTTATATCGTTCTGGCATGGTTAACATTAAGGCGGACAAATCTGTTTTAAATTTCAATGATATTGATACAGCATTGCAAAAAGCAAATGATCGTGTTTACTTTAAAGGAGTGGCAAGAAGTGAAGATGCTGCTGGATACCTTACAAAAGCAAACAAAATTATTGATGATTGGAGAAAACAAAATCCAGCAGAATTCCATACACCTGAAGCACTAGATGCTTTAAAGCAAAAAATCTATGATGATGTTTTATCTAATATTCCAATAAATCAAAAAAGTTCAACTGGAATCATTGGAGACATTTACAACTCTGTAAAGTCAACCATTCAAAGACAAGCCCCTACTTATGCAGACACAATGAAGGCTTATGCTGATACAGCAGAGCAAGTTCGTGAGATTGAAAGATCATTGTCTCAAGGTAAAAAAGCATCTGCTGATGCTGGTTTGCGTAAACTTCAAACTGTATTGCGTGATAACGCAAGCACAAACTACGGGCAACGAGCCAACTTGGTGAGTCAACTTGAGGCTACATCACCTCAATTTGGTGGTGGTATCCCGATCAAGCCAGCACTTGCTGGTCAGGCTTTAAACAAGGTAACTCCTAGAGGGATTACAGCAGTTGGAACTCTTCCAGCGGCTGGTGCTGTTGGTTCATTGTTTTCATCAACTCCAGCTGGTTTGTCATATCTAGCCGCATCTTCACCCCGATTAGTTGGTGAGGCGGCATATATGGCTGGCAAAGGCTCAAGACAAGTTGGCAAGGTTACTGGTCTATTCCCTGAACTTGACTACCCATTGATGTTCAATCTTTTGTCTAAAGCACAAACCGAATAGGAGAATGAAATTGACCCAATCTCTATTTGTCTTCTTGCGGCTGGCTTGGTCAAAAACATCCAAGCTGGTTGTGAACTCTATAAGCAAGCTAAAGAGTCTTTCGTTGAGATTAAGCGAACTGGTGAAGAAGTTGTTGCCATTGGTAAAGAACTTCATGGATTCTGGAATCAGCTACTTGGGTTCTTTGGTAGCAAGACAAAGCCTCAAGCTGCAAAGCCTATTGGCAAGAGTAAAAAATCTGATTACGTTGCAGTTGATGAAACTCAAGTCAAAACAGAAATCGTAAAGAATTTAAGTGAGTTCTTTAAGCTGCAGTCCATGCTTGAGGAACACATAAGGGAAGCTGAACTTAAAGCAAGAACTGTAGTCTTTGATGAAGATGTGAACCTGATGGAAGAAGCCCTAAACAGGGTTCTTGCACAGCAGGAGATGGATAGGTTGGTAGTTCAGATCAGAGAGTGCATGGTCTATCAGTCTCCACCTGAGATGGGTGCTTTGTATTCTGAAGTGTTCAGCATGAGGGACATCATTGCTGAAGAACAAGCAAAAGCAAGGAAAATGCGGGATGCAGAACAATGGCAACGAAAGGAAAGAGAGCGCCTCCTAGCAGAAAAGCAAGCGTATCTTCTAGTGACTATCCTTTGCCTCCTATATATATGGCTTCTGATAGGGTTCATAAGCAAGATTGGGAGAGCGTAGTGGGATGGATTGCTGCTTGTTTGCTTGTAATAGTGTTGTTGCCTATTTTGGGTATGCTATACATAGATGTTTTGCAAGCCAAGCATGAAGCCAAACAACAACAGGAAAAAGTGCAAAAGCTGATTAAACAACTTGAAAGGGAGAAGCAGGAATGAACATTTACTGTATTTGGGGTTTATCAGTTTTGTTGGTGTTGCTAGTGGGTTGTGATGACCGCTACCGCTATCCTTGCCAAGACCCAAACAATTGGGCTAATGCTGAATGCAAGCCCCCAATTTGTACCGCATCTGGCACTTGTCCAGATATGTTAGTTAAACCAGAGGAGAAGAAGTAATGGCAACCATTGGATATAAACCAAACAGCCGCCTGACAGCAGATGAGATTGAGGTCAGAGTATGGGCATTCGTCATTGTGGTCTTGGTGAGCATTTTGTTGGCTTCTATGGGGATGTTCTTGTACTCAGTTTCGTTTGTTACTCAACCAATGAACGGCAGTATGGCGGCAATAGACAAGGTGTACACCCAACAGATTAGCACCATCATGGTGTTCATCACTGGTGTACTTGGTGGTGTAGCTGGTAGGTCTGGAGTCAAGGCAATAGCAACTGCTACAGCCAAGGCAGAAGCCACTGACACTGATGAACCCCCAAAGCCATGAGCCTGTTTAATCCTTGGGTCTTGCTAGGCATTCTGATGGCTGTTTTGGGCGCTTTTAGCGGTGGTTATTACAAGGGTAGCGAGGATGAGAATGCTCGGCAACAGGCTGAAATAGCCTCTTTGAATGCCAAGGCAAGGGAGACTGAGAAGAACATGGTAAACGTAGCAAACACCTATGCTGAAACTTTAAGGAAGTCACAAAATGCTGCTAGAACTAAAGAAACTAAGTTGCGGGCTGATGTTGCCTCTGGTGCTTTGCGCCTGTCAATCCCCACCCAAAGCCCCGTATGTTCCACCTCAGTTACCCCCGTTGCCGTTGGAGATAACGCTGGAGAAGCACGAACCGAACTTAGTGGACAGGTTAGTGAGGCTCTTATCGCCATCGCCAGCGAAGGAGACTCAGCAATTAGAAAACTCAACCAGTGCATCCAAACCTACGAAACCCTGAAAGGAACAAAATGAACTTATCTGCCAACTTTACCCTCAAAGAATTAACAAAATCTGACACTGCTACCCGTCTTGGTATCGACAATACACCTGATGATGAGGCATTGGAGAACCTAAAGACTCTTTGCGAAAAAGTGCTTCAGCCTGTGCGTGAACATTTTGGTACGTCTGTTACTGTTAACTCAGGTTATCGTAGCCCTGAGTCCAATGCGGCTGTTGGCGGGTCTAAGACCAGCGATCATTGCAAGGGTCAAGCTGCTGATATAGAGATTGTTGGCGTTGCCAATGCTGATCTAGCCCAATGGATTATGGACAACTTGGACTATACACAGCTTATCCTTGAGTTCTACACACAGGGTATCCCTGATTCGGGTTGGGTTCATGTGTCGTATGACCCTAACAACCTCAAGAAGCAGGAAATGACTGCTGTCAAGGTGGCAGGGAAGACTCAGTATCTGAATGGACTACAGGCTTAATCTGCCGCCTACAGAAGTGTTTAGGGGTGAGGTGTTCGTACAAGATCACCTCACCGCACTTCTCGCATAACCAAGCATGACCCATATCTACAGTAGTGGTGGTGTTCCTGTTACCACCTTTTGCCCTGCCGTAGAAGGTTCTTATCTTACGAATCATTTCTTGTTGAACTCGGCGTAAGCATCAGCAAACTTTGCTTTTTCTTCCTGTT